GTCGGCGAACCGCACGGCGCCGCGGACGTGGCGGACCCAGTAGTCCGGGTCGTTAGGGACGAAACTTGGGAGGGGCACGTCTACAACCTTTCGACGGAGACCGGCGCTTATGCGGCCAATGGTCTGATAGTACACAACTGCCGCTGCATCGTCGCGCTGTCCGCACAGAAGGCCATGGTCGCTGCTGCGGACATGGCTCACGACGGTGCACTCATCGTGATGCTCCCGGAGGAGATCAGCGGCATCCACGAGATCAGCAGCGAGGACGACGCGCACATCACCACGGTGTGGTTCGGTAGTGGCGACGAGTCCGTGGCTGACATCGACGCGATCAGCGCCGCGCTGGAGAGGATCGCGCCCACGCTCCAGCCGGTCGAGGCTGGGGTCAAGGAGCGCGGCACCCTCGGAGACGATGAGGCCGATGTCCTGTTCCTCGACAGTGAGCCGCTGATCCCGCTGCGCGACATGCTCATCGAGGAGCAGGTCATAGCCGATGCCATGAATGCGGTCGAGCAGTTCCCGAACTGGACGCCTCACGTCACGCTCGGCTACCCCGAGGAGCCCGCCGCCGACGGTGAGGTTCCTACTGTCGTCCGATTCGACAGGCTGGCACTATGGGTCGGAGACGACCACAGCAACATCTACCCAATGGGAGCAGAGATGGCAGACGACGGCACCACTGAGGTCGTGCAGGACGACGAGGAGCAGGCTCCACCCCCCCTGCCCCCGGACGCCCGGCTGGAGACGGACGCTGCTGTCCCGTTCTGGGGTGTGCTTGCCCCCGAGAACGTCGAGTCCGGCGACCGACGCCTGTTCGCCACCGACTCCCTGCGCTCGCGCCCACTGCCGTTGCCACTGGCCTTCCAGCGCGTGAACGAGGAGGGCCATGACTCCAGCGTCAAGGTCGGCAACATCGAGCGGACGTGGCGCAAGAACGGCATGGCCTACGCCTCAGGCCACTTCTCTACCGTCGTACCCGAGGTCGACGAACTGCTCGGCCTCATGGTCGAGGCCGGTGGCCGCATCGGTGTCTCTGTCGACGCCGACGACAGCGGTGTCATCTCCATGCAGACCCGCGACGGCAGGTCGATGGAGGACGTCATGGCCGAGGCCGAGGAGGGCATGGAGGACGAGGGCGACATGCTCGACATGCTGTTCAACGGGCCCGACGAGGACATGATCACCGTGTTCGAGTCGGCTCGCATCAGCGGTGCGACCTGCTGCCACATCCCCGCCTTCCACCAAGCGTTCGTGGAGGTGGGTGACGTCCCCGAGGAGTTCGCTCCGCAGGACGGTGAAGACCTCGTGGTGGAGTCCATCGCGGAGCAGGAGGTCTCCGAGGAGGCCGAGCCGCTGTCCGCTGCTGCGTTCGTCAAGACCGAGGACGGGCCGGGCTGGCTCACGCACCCGGTCGACACCGACCGCCTGCGCGACTACTGGGTCCGTGGACCCGGCGCTGCAAAGATCAACTGGGGCGTGCCCGGCGACTTCAACCGCTGTCGCACTCTGCTCGCGGAGTACGTCAAGCCGCAGCACCTGTCTGGCTACTGCGCCAACCGTCACTACGACGCGCTCGGCTTCTGGCCGGGACGTCCCGTCTCGGGCGACACCATCACCGCGAGCGCCCCCGAGGGAGAGGCCATGCGTCCTGCCATCACCTTCATCACCGCCTCAGGTGGGAAGGTCAAGCCGCCACCCGCCGAGTGGTTCCTCGACCCGGAACTTGACGGACCCACCCCAGTGACCATCACCGAGGACGGTCGGGTCTTCGGTCACGTCGCGACGTGGGGTACCTGCCACATCGGCTTCGCGGACAAGTGCGTCACCCCGCCGTCGAGTCCCACGGCGTACGCCTACTTCCGCACCGGGGCCACGCCGGTCGAGGGTGGCGGGACCGTCCCCACCGGTGCGCTCACCGTGGGTACCGGCCACGCCGACATCAAGGCCAAGGCCAAGGCTGCACTCGCGCACTACGACAACACCGGCACGAACGCCGCGAACGTCTCGGCGGGCGAGGACAAGTACGGCATCTGGATCGCTGGTGCGGTCAACCCCTACGCCAGTGAGGAGCAGGTCTACGCGCTGCGCACCGCTGCACTCTCCGGCGACTGGCGCGAGATCGGTGGCTCACTGGAGATGATCGCGGCACTGGCCGTCAACGTCCCCGGCTTCCCGATCCCGCGTGTGGCGCTCGCCGCATCAGCAGGCGAGCAGACGTCGCTGGTGGCTGCCGGGATCGTCCCGCCGCGCCACATCGGAATGACCGTGGACCAGATTAAGAGCGTGGTCATCGAGACCATCGAGAGCCGCGAGGCGCAGCAGCAGATGGCTGCACTCCGGCGCAAGTACACCACTGCACGCATGGAGCGCCTACGCGCTCGACGCGCCGAGATGAAAGGCTGACAGATGGCTCCGTGTGCATGTTCGGGGGGGAGTGGACAAAGGGCCGTCACGTGGGTGTACGTCAAGCCCAGTGGGGAGCAGGTGACCTACCGCACCGAGATCGAGGCCATGGCTGCCAAGGTCAGGGCAGGCAACCTCGGCACTGTCACCTCAGTTCCTCGCTAGTTCATCCTCCGAGCCCCTTGCGTAACACCGTGTTACGCAAGGGGCTTCCTGTTTGCTCAAAAGTGGTGCTAGTGTCCGTCTCAGAAAGTCGGCACGTCTCCATGGACATAGTCCCGTGCCAAGCGCCGCCCGTTGCGTAGCACGGTGGACTTCCCTTCCGAGTCCATAGGAGACGAACCCGTGGAGTTCAACCTCAACGACGACATGACGTCGTACAGCATCGACGAACTGACCGCACTTGCCGCGCAGGCCAATGAGCGTCTTGACGTGCTCCTCGCACTCGACGCAGCCACGCCTGCCGAGGTTGCCGAGGCCGAGAGCCTCGACGCCGCCCTCACCCGCATCGCCGCCGAGCAGACGGAGCGCAGCAGCGCTACCGAGCGCATGGCCGCACTGCGCGAGGCCCGCGCCACCGCAGCCAACCAGAACCCCGAGACCGACGAGGACGACGAGGCGCGTGACGCCGAGTCCGACGACGAGGACGAGGACGAGAACGACAGCGAAGACGCTGCCGACGACACCGACTCCGAGTCCGAGGAGGACGAGGACGACACCGAAGGAGGTGCCGTGACGGCATCCACGACCAGCACTCGCAAGCGGCTGGCGAAGAAGACCCCTCGCCCCGTCGTCAAGGAGACCGAGGAGGAGCGCGAGAAGACCTACGCCATCGTCGCTGCTGCTGACGTCTCCGGCATCGCCGCAGGCTCCGACATCCCCGACATCGACGCTCTGACCGCAGCCGTAATGGCCCGCGCCAAGAGCCTGCCGTCGCAGCCCCCGGCTGTCGCGGTCGAGGGTGCACCGCTCCAGCGTTTCGGTGTCGCGCAGATCGTGCGCACCGACTTCGCTGACACGGTCTCCATGGAGGACCACGAGGACAAGGTGTTCTCGATCATCGCGTCCGCTGGTTCGGAGAAGAACCTCGACGGTGGCAGCCTCATCGCCGCTGGCGGCTGGTGCGCCCCGTCGGAGATCAACTACGACCTCTGTGACATCGAGACGACGGACGGTCTCATCGACCTCCCGACGATTGGGGTCAAGCGTGGCGGCATGCGCTACACCTCCGGTCCCGACTTCACCGGCCTCTACAACGCGACCGGCATCCAGACCGAGGTGCAGGCCATTGCAGGCACCACCAAGACCTGCTACACGGTCACCTGCCCGCCCTTCACCGAGGTGCGCCTCGACGCGATCTACCTCTGCCTGAAGTTCGGCTTCCTCCAGAACGCCGCGTACCCCGAACTGACCAAGAACGTCGTGCAGCGTGCGCTCATTGCTCACGAGCACCGCATGTCTGCCGACACCCTCGGTCGCATGGTCGGCCTCTCCGGTGCGGCCATCGCGGTCCCGGCCATCGGCTCCACGGCGTACAACACGCTCTCCTCGCTCGAACTCATCATCGAGTCGCAGCGTGGTCTGTACCGTCTCGGCCTCGGCCAGACGTTGGAGGTCGTGGTCCCGCACTGGGTCCGCGCCGCCCTCCGTGCTGACTACTCGCTGCGCACCGGGGTGCAGAACGACGAGATCACCGACGCAGTTCTCGCTCGCCACTTCGCCGCTCGCGGTGGCCGGGTGCAGTACGTCTACAACTGGCAGCCGCTGCCGGACAACGCGCTGGAGTACCCGGCAACCTTCGACATGCTGGTGTACCCCGCTGGTGCGTTCGTCCGTGGCACCGCCGACGTCATCACGCTGGAGAACGTCTACGACGCCGCCAGCATCTCGGCCAACGAGTACACCGGCCTGTTCACCGAGCAGGGCAACCTCGTCGTCAAGAACTGCCTCCCATCGAAGTTGCTGACCGTGCCCGTCTGCAACGCCGGTCGCACCGGTGCTGCGAACATCGTCGACTGCAACACGGTCGGAGCCTGAGCAACCCGAGGGGGGTGACGACAGCCACCCCCCTCGGACCTCATTCACCTCGAAGGAGAGAAACACCATGACTGACAAGGTTCGAGTGAACGGCCTCACCGCCGAGAACGCCACCCTCCTCCTCGCCGCAGCCGAGGAGTTGGACCAGCCCGCCAACGTCGTTCAGACCCAGTCCGACGGCTACTTCCTTGCCCCCAAGGACGTCGCCAAGAAGGCCGGTGTCAAGTTCGAGGAAGACGAACTCCAGACGGAGTCCGAGGTCGTCCCCGAGCGCGAGGTCGAAGACGACCATGGCACCGAGGGTCCGGACACCTCCGGCTCCGAGAACGTCAAGGCTGCTGTGGACGGACAGTCCGAGCAGCGTGCGCAGTCCACCGGTCGCAAGGCCGGTACCGCCAAGAAGGCAGCGTCCCGCAAGGCCGCTGCCGAGAAGGAGTGACCGATGGCTGGGAAGTGCTTCCCCCTCGTCCGGGGCCGCGTCATGCGGGCCACCCGGCTCGATGCCTGTGGGCGGGTGGACCCCGGAGCATGCTCCGCCATCGTCACCGACGGCATCGTCTCGGTCGCCCTCACGGCCAACATCACCGAAGGTGAGGAAGTCACCGTCGTCAACTTCAATGGTCGCAACTGTGTGCGCGACCAGCAGTCGGCGACGTTCAACGGCTACGGACTCCAGATCACGTTCTGTGACGTGAACCCGGAACTCTATGCGATGCTCACCAACCAGAACGTGGTGTTCGACTCGGAGGGCGTGGCGGTCGGTTTCCGCATGAACTCCGGCGTGGACACTGCTGGCGCGGGCTTTGGGCTGGAGGTCTGGTCCGGCGTTCCGGGCGTGGCGTGTGACGACCCCAATGCGGCAGGTTCCTTCGGGTACGTGCTCCTGCCGTTCATCTCTGGCGGCGTGCTGGGCGACTTCACCATCGAGAACGGTGCAGTCTCCTTCACCCTCCAGAACGCCACCACCAAGGACGGCAGTGGATGGGGCACCGGCCCCTACGACGTGGTCCCCGGTGTCGCCGGTGCTGCGAGCAAGTTGCTCCAGCCCATCGACGCCAAGGACCACCTCCACGTGCAGTACACGACGATTGCCCCGCCTGAGCCCGGCTGTGACTGCATCCCTAGCGGTGCAGAGCCCACTGGCGCAACGGCTGGCACTCCGGGCACGTGGACGCCTGTCGACTCCTATGCTCTGGAGACCCTCACGGACCTCCAGAACGCCACTCCCGCCGTTGTGGCCTCCCCCACCACGGCGTGGACCGCTGGCCAGTACATCCTGCTGGGCGACGACTCCAAGGCCCACTGGACGGGCACTGCGTGGGCGGCCGGAGACGCCTGACCACGTAGATGGACACTGACGTGACGAGGGCACGGGCCATGCGGTCCGTGCCCTCGTGGGATGGAGGAACAGCATGACTACCACGTTCACTCTGACCGGCAACCTCGCCGACTTCGCCGATGAGCCGCGAGGCGGCGTCGAAGTCCTGATCTTCGCCATGCCCCGAGTGAAGGTTGGCGATACCTCTGTCCACTCCAACGACCCGGAGCGTGCCGTCACCGACGCGGACGGGGTATTCACCCAAACGCTGGTCTCCATCCCGGGGCTGTGGTACTCGGTGCGGACCAGCAGTGGCGGGCATTTCAACCCGATCACGTTCGCGGCGTACACCCCAGACGGGGCCGACCCGAGCACCGGCGTCGAGTTCCCCGCAGACTGGGCCGTCAACCTGCGGGACATCGTCAACGAGGACCCTACCCCCGGTTATGCGGCCATCGCGTACCTCAGCATCGGCGAGGGCGGCGGCGGCGTCACCGACCACGGCTCACTGACCGGGCGAGGCGACGACGATCACCCGCAGTACGCCCTCGCCGACGGCAGCCGAGGCAACTTCGCTCCCGCTGCTGCTGTCGATGCCCTGACCGACGCGCTGATGACAGAGGTGACGACGCGAGGTTCTTCCGACAGCACCCTGACGGCAGCAGGTGCCGCACTCAGTGGGCGGGTCGACGCCTTGGAGGCTGCGCCGGGACCGGACGTCACTGCCGCCGACCTGACCGCTCACGCCGCCGACACCATCGACATCCACGGCATAGCCGACACGGCGGCACTGGTCCTGACTGGGGACCCCCGATTGGCCGACCCGCGCACCCCGGTGACACACACCCACACCTCCGCTCAGGTCATCGACTTCGCGGAGGCCGCACAGGACGCTGTTGCGGCGCTGCTGGCTGGAGCATCCGGGGTCAGCCTGACCTACGACGACGCCGCGAACACCCTCACGATCACCGGGGGCGGCACCGGGGGTCTGGACGCAGAAGCGGTACGGGACGCCATCGGGGTAGCGCTGATCGGGTCCGGCTTGGTCACGGTCACCGTCAACGACGCCCTCGACACCATCACCATCTCCACGACCGCGACCGCGAACTCGACCGATGCGTTGCTGCGGGACAGGAGCACCCACACCGGGGTGCAGGGCATCGCCACCGTCGCCGGGTTGCAGGACGCCCTCGACAGCAAGGGCACCTCCGACTTCGACGGTGCCTACGGTTCCCTCACCGGCGCACCGGCGCTGGGCACCGCTGCAGCCACCGACGCCACCGCGTACGCGACCGCCGCACAAGGAGCGGTCGCTGACACGGCGGTGCAGGGCGACGACCCGCGCTTGTCGGACTCCCGCACCCCCACGGCACACACCCACGACGACCGCTACCTCACCGAGGGTGAGGTGACGTCGGCACTCACCGGCAAGGCGGACACGTCCCACGGTCACGTCATCGCCGACACGACTGGCCTACAGGGCGCGCTCGACGGCAAGCAGGCCGCAGGTTCCTACGCCGCCACGTCGCACACCCACACAACGGGACAGGTCACCGGCCTCGACGCCGCCCTGACCGGCAAAGCCGCTGCCACACACAGCCACCCGATCACCGATCTGACCGCCACCGGCGTGAGGGACGCGACGACGTTCCTGCGCGGCGACGGGACATGGGAGACCGGGCCTGTCGGCGCACCCGGCGCACCCGGCGTCAGCGACGTCGTCTTCGCCCCCGGCACCACCGCTGAGGACATCCCCCCGGGAACCCCGGCGAACACACTGGTGGTGCTGTACTAGATGGCTTCTGCACTGGTCCGTTCTTACGCCAGCGGGCCGACCGCTGGCAGTAGCACGGCGACCGTGGACCCCGGTGGGAGCATCCAGACCGGGGACTGGATGATCGTCGTCCTGTCATGGAACACCGCCGGTGCTGTCCACAGTGCGCCCGCAACTGGGTCGTGGACCCAGTTGGGCACCACCACCATCGTCGGGACTCTCGCGTCGTCTGTGTGGGCGGGGGTGCGCGGGGCAGGCGACGGCACGTACGTCTTCACGTCCACCGTCTCCGGGTGGGGGCGCTGGGCGGTCATCTTCGGCACCGGAGGGAAGCCGAAAGCGGACTGGGTTACGGCGCAGCAGAGCCGCGCCGCGACCGGGACGAACAACACGAACGTGGCCCCGGCGATCACCGCCCAAGCCGACAACTGCCTCGCCGTCTCTGTCTCCACGGAGCGCACTACAGCCACGGAGGCTGACGTCACCTCCGTGGCAGGCACCACCAAGTTGTTCTTCTCGCCACAGTTGAACGGCACACAGATCGAGACGATCTGTGTTGGCACCAAGGAGGTTGCTGCGGGCAGCCCTGTCACCGCTGCCACGTTCACGTACCCGAACGTGCAGGCCAACAACGGCTGGGCCATGCACATCGTCATCCCCGAGGCGGTGGAGGCGGACCCGAGCGGGGACGGACTGGTCCCCGACAACGCAGTCAAGGGCGACGGCAGCCCGGTCCGGGTCTGGTACACCAACCCTGCCGGGCAGCCCCGCACCCCGAACCGTCTTCAGCAGATTCCGCTCGGCTTCCGCGACGTCGACCAGATGCTCGCCACGGAGGGGTTCACGATGGGGCACCGGGGCAACAGCACCCGCTACCCGGAGATGTCGCTGCACGCCTACACCCAGACGGCTGTGCGGGGCTACGGCGTCATGGAGGTGTCGGTGGCCCGCACCTCCGACGGGGTGTTCTTCGGCTTGCACGACGAGACGCTGATCCGCACCTCCCCGACCGCGCCCAACGCGCCCGTGTCGGGCATGACGTGGGCGCAGGTGCAGGCGTACAGCAATACCCTCGGCGCTCAGGGTTCACCGGCCCCCTACATGCGGCTGGACGACTATGTCGCGGCCTACGGAAGCACCCATGTCACGATGTTTGACCCCAAGCATCTGAGCGTGGCGAGCCGGGAAGCGATGTTCTCGTACCTGTCGGGATCGGTCGGCACCGACAGGGCGGTCATCAAGTACTTCGGCGGGGGTCCTGAGTTCGCTGTTGCGGCTCGGGCTCACGGCTTCCTGACGTGGGGTTTCTTCTACGCAACCGGGGTCGACGACGGGTCCTTCGCTGAGGATCAGGGTGTGTGGGACATTCTCGGCATGGAGTACAGCGTGGCGCAGTCCTACTGGGACACCGTCCTCGCTGCTGCTGGCAGTCGGAAGGTCATCGCACACATCGCCCCCACCCAAAGTGCCTACGACATGGGAGTGTCGAAGGGTGCGAGCGGTGTGCAGGTGTCGGCGAGCCATCTCGTGGCACCCGTGTCGTGGTGGAACACCTGAGCGTGAGGGTCCGCGCCCTTACACTGACAACGACTAAGGAGAGAGGCCCCGATGCCTGAGATGCACGAGATGCCCGCACAGTGCTGGCCTGTCGACCACGACTGCTGCTCCGACTGGGGGTCACACCCGCCGGAAATCCAAGCACAGGCCGACCTGCTCGCGCAGCAGACCATGCGGATGCTCACCGGCTATACCGTCGGCGGCTGCCCCGTGGAACTGCGCCCCTGCTCCCGCCGCTGCATGGACGGCTTCATCGACTGGTCCTACAGCGCGGGAATCTTCACCCCGCACATCAACGCCCTCGGCTCGTGGGTGAACTCGTGTCCGTGCGGGCCGACCGGCTGCTCCTGCACGGTGGTGGAGGAGATCGTGCTGCCCGGCCATGTCGGCAGCATCGAGTCCGTCTCCATCGACGGAGCGACCCTTCCTCCCACGGCATACCGGGTGGACAACGGGAACCGGCTGGTGCGCCTCGATGGCGAGCGGTGGCCTGCCTGTCAGGACATGAACGCCCTGCCATCCGAGGAGGGGTCGTTCGTCGTGCGATACCTCCCGGCCAAGGCCGTCGACCGCCTCGGAGCCATTGCCGCAGGCTATCTCGCCTGCGAGTTCGCGAAGGCATGCTCGGGCGACAAGAGGTGCGTCCTGCCGAAGTCGGTCACGCAAGTGACTCGGCAGGGCATCACGATGACCATGACGCCGGGTGCGTTCCCTGACGGCCTGACCAACATCCCGGTGGTCGACGCCTATGTCCTGACACACAACCCGCACCGTCTGAAGCAGGGCCCAGCCATCTTCTCTCTCGACCAACCCAACTACCGGGTCACCACAGTCGAGTCGGGAGCATGAACATGCACTCAGTCATCCAGCCCGACGGATCGCATAGGCAGTCCAAGTACCTGCGGGTCGGGTCGAGCATCGCCTATTTTCTGTTCACCGTTGGCGGGATTCTCCTCATACTTTCGCCGGAACTGACCGCCGTCTACTCCGACTCAGGGGTGTGGATGACGTGGTTCCTGATCGTCGGCGGAATGCTGTCCCTCACTGGCGCAAGTAGCGGCTACTGGGTGGGGGAGTTCATTGGTGCCCCCCTGCTGGCGTTCGCTTTCGCAATCCTCGGCATCGAGACACTGATGCTCAACTATGCACGCTACCCACTCCTGTCCGGTGCGGACTTCTGCTTCCTTCTCGCGCTCTCTGCTCTGATCACGCTGCGATGGTGGAGGGTCTGCCACATCTATCAGTTCGTCCATGAGGCGGCGCTGATGGAGAGGCGCATGAAGCAACAGAGCGTCGGTGATGACTATGAGTGAGAACTGGGCAGGAATCGCTCGCACCCTGATCGTTGCCCTGATAGGCGCCGGTGGAGCCACGCTCATCTGGACGCTGGTCCGCGCCTATCTCGCGATTCGCGACTCAGCAGAGGGGCGTGAAGACAAGGCTATCGAGCGACTCGAACGGTTCGAGAGAGACTGCCGCTCTCAACTCCGCTGGGAGCGTGCCATGGGTCAGTACTGGTGCAAGCGTTCTGGCACGCTGGAGCATGCACTGAGGGTCAATGGGATCGCGGTCCCCCCCGAGGAGGAGCCACAACCGTTGAGGTACGACGTGGATGAGGACATGGACTGATGTTCAAGACCACGATGGAGAACCGGGTCTTCACCCTCCTCACTGCGCTGTCGGCCTGCATGTGCGAGCAGTTCACCGCTCTCGCCGAGGAGGACCCTTCGACCGCCCTCTGCTTCTGCGGCATCCTTCCCGGAGAGCAGGTCCCCTTCGACTACTCCGACGGCGGGATGGCGTGGGTGCGCACCGCGCTCATCGCGCCGATGCCGGTACTGGATGCCGGGGGGCGTGCCTGCGGCGTCGAGTACGACGTCACGGTCTCGCTGGGGGTCCTGCGCTGCGCGCCCATGCTGTCAGACTCGGGAGAGTTCCCCACTGTCGAGGAGCAGTTCGAGGCATTCCGTCAGCAGACGGTCGACATGGGCATCATCCACAAGGTCATCGCCTGCTGCAAGACCGGCATCGGCTCCAACGCGGCCATCGGTGAGTACACCCCGGTGGGCCCGGAAGGCGGCGCACTCGGCGGCGCATGGACGGCTACGTGGCGGGTGTCCTGACGTGGCGTCCATCGGCTCCACAGGCAACGTTCGGGTAGTCGTCTACGACAGCCGCATCAACGCCATGTCGATGCCGGGCGGGGACATCTACCGGTACACCGAGCGCAAGGTCCGTCAGACCACCATCCGCGCCAAGGGGAATGTGAAGTCCCGCACCGGTCGGCTGGCTGGCAGCATCCGTGGCGACGTGCGACCTCTGGCCCGAGGCATGATCGTTGGCCGCGTCCGCGCAGGCATGTACTACGCGGCGTGGGTGCACGAGGGGACCACTGGCCCGATCTACCCGGAGAGCGCCTCGTACCTGCTGGTCCCAGCCCGCAAGGGGTCGGCTCGAAAGGTCAAGCGGGCATGGGTGAACGGGCAGGCAGCCAACCCCTTCTTGGAGGATGCGCTGCGCGAGTCGATCCAGACGCCACTGGGTCGTCGGATGTTCGGGGACTCCAACCCGTTCGGCTGATTCCGTAACACAGTGTTACAAGATGTCGTGACGTCGGACTACGCTGTGCTCACGTGCACCATGCAGAGAGGAATGCACATGAGTCAGATGAAGCAGTTCACCACTGCTGCGCGGGACCGCGCCGAGCGGCCCAAGGTCACAGAGGGCTTTGGCCGCACCATCGAGGTGGAGATCGACGGGCGCAAGGTCGCCTTCGGGGGCGTGTCCTCCGGCCAGATGCTGGCGATGATCGCCATGGAGGCACAGGGTGAGACCGCCCGCATCGCCACCATCATCAACTTCTTCTTCTCGATCATCGAGCAGGAGAGCGACCGGGCCTACCTGAAGTCTCGGCTGTTCGACCCGCAGGACGAGTTCGGCGAGGAAGTCGTCTCCGATGTCGTGATCTACGTGCTGGAGGAGTGGGGAGCCCGCCCTACCAAGCCGTCGTCCGACTCGTCCACTACGCAGCAGAGTACTGGGGAGTCATCGACGGCGAGTTCGCAGGTCGGGGCCTAGACCCCTTCGATCTTCCCTTCAACAGGTTCCTCAACTTCGTCTACTACTGGGTCATCAACCGCATTCCACCCGAGGAGCATGAGGACTGGGAGTTCTCACTCGTCGAGCCGCTGCCGTGGGAGAAGAAGACCGACGTCAGCCCGATGACGGTCGAGAAGGAGCGCGAAGCGTTCGATGCGTTCTATGCTCAGATAACCGCACCCAAGCAGGGATGACCTAAGGAGCGTCGTGTCCGAACTCGTCGGTGACGCCTACGTCCGGCTCACAGTGGACTCCACCGGCATGCGCCGGGCGGTCCGCGAGGCAGCCAAGGAGTCTGGCGACGGCTTCGGCAAGGAGTTCGACGAGCGGGTCAAGCACCACAGCGAACGGACCCTCGACGACTACTTCGACCGTCTCGCCAAGGGGTTCGCCAACCTCGACTTCAGCCACTTCGAGAAGCAACTCGGTGGCGTCGACAACGCGATGAACCACATCAACGGCGAGTTGATGCGGATGCAGACGAACGGGGGCCTCACGTCGCTGGACGAGATGACCCGCGACCTCAACAAGTGGGCGAAGGCACGGAAGGAGACCATCTCCACCGAGGAGGCCGTGGCGGAGGAGCAGCGGCTCCAGCGCATCCGCGAGATCGGCCACCAAGCCCAGATGAAGTACTGGGAGGAGCACAAGCGGAACGTCGAGCGAGTCCAGCAGGAGCAGATCGCCGGACTGCTGAAGTACGAGGAGGAGCAGAAGCGCTCCAATGCGGAGACGTGGAAGGTGCGGGTGGCGACAGCCAAGGCGTACGCCACCTACCTGTCCGAGATCGAGAGTGAGCGCATTCGTCAGGACGCTCGCCTGCGCCGGGTTGAGGAGGTGTCCCACAAGGCCCGACTGAAGCAGATTCAGGAGTCCGGCGATGCGCAGTTGGACTACTACCGTCAGTTGCGGACCGCCATTCACAACAACGACCGGGACACCCTGCGCTCACTGGGCTTCCAGCAGAACCGCATTCTGCGATGGGGGCAGGCATGGGACCGTGGGGGGGACAAGGTCCGCGACGTCGGCGGCATCATCGGTGGCTTGTTCGGCAAGGGGTCGCGCAACAACTTCCTCAACTTCTTCGGGTCCGCTGTTACGTCGCTGTTTGTCCCACTGCGGGGCGTGATCGAGTTGGTGGGGCGGCTCGGCGAGGGCGTCGGGATGGTCGTACAGAACTTCAAGTTGGCGCGCATGGCCGGGTCGGGCGTGTTCTCCTCCCTGCTCACCGCCGCCAAGCCCGTGATGACCAACCTCATTACGGGTCTGGCTGCCGTGGCTGCTGCCATCGTCGGCGTCTCGTTCGTCCTTCCTGCTCTGGTGTCCGGGGTGTTCCTGCTCGCTGGTGCGATCACCGCCGTCGTTGGTGCCATCTCGATGGGGCTGCTCGGGGGGCTTCTCGCCATGGGGCCCATCGCTCTCGCGCTTGCTGCTGGGGTGGGTGCTGTCGTCATCGCGTTCAAGGAGATGAGCCGGGAGGGTAGCGCCTCGGCTGCCTCGCTGGACCGGATCAAGAAGGCGTGGAGCGGCTCGATGACCGGCCTACGAGATGACGTGCACGGGGTGGCGCATGCCTTCGAGGACGCGCTGATCCCGCTGATGAAGCAGTTCATCGGCCCCCTGATGGAGGGGATGCTCGTCGCCGTAGGGAACATCACTCGGAACTTCGGCACGATGATGCAGAGCCCCGAGATTCAGGGCTTTCTGAAGTTGTTCGTCAAGGACCTGCCCGGCATCTTCCAGAACTTCGGTATCGGGCTCAACAACCTGCTCGGTGGGATTCTCGGGCTGTTCGCTGCCGTCCTGCCCCAAGGTCAGTCCATGGCCAAGGGCTTCGAGAACCTGACCAAGCGGTTCCTCGACTTCACCAAGTCCCCTGAGGGGCAGGGTCAGATCAAGGACTGGATGGACACGGCATGGCAAGCAGCCAACTCGCTGTGGTCGATCCTCGGCAACGTCGCTTCCATCATCGGCAAGATATTCCGCTCCGGTACCGAGCAGGGCGGTGGCCAGTCCTTCCTCACCTACATCGACGAGATCACCACCCGCTTCGACACCTTCCTGTCCTCCGCCGAGGGGAAGACCTCGATACAGGACTTCTGGACCGATGTCCGTGAACTGATGGTCACCGTCAAGGACACCTTCGAGGGGATCGCCACGGGTCTCGCGAACATCGACACCCAGCAGTCCCGCGACGACTTCCAGACCTTCGCCGAGACGCTCCACACCCTTGCTGACGCCTTGGACACGGTCGGTACCGCGATGGGCCATGTGCGTGACATCGCGCCTTGGCTGTTCCCACCAGTGGCCATCGGCAAGATTGCCGACTTCACCACCGGTGTGGGGGTGGCCGAGACCAACACCAACTCCCTCGGCACCGCACTGAAGGAGGCGGGCGGAAAGAGCACCGCGTTCGGTTCCACCGCTCTAGGTACGAAGTACAACGTCGACCGGCTGAAGACCGCCATCGACGGCAACAAGATCAGCCAAGAGCGCCTCAACGCTGTGCTCGGTGCCTCGCGAACCTCCCTGCTCACCACCGGTAACTCCTTCGACGGAACTGGTGGCAAGGCTCGCAACTACAAGTCTGCGATTGACAAGATCCCGGTGTCCAAGGTGACCATCGCGCAGTTCCTCACCCAAGGCATGAGCGAACTTCAGGCGGCTGGTGCGTACCTGAAGAACCTGAAGGACCGGCACATCAGGCTCACCGTTGGCACCGTCATGGTCGGCAACACAAGGGTGAACGCCGGACAGTTCGCCACAGGTGGCACGGTCTACGGGCCGACCCGAGCACTCATCGGTGAGGCTGGACCGGAAGCCGTCGTCCCGCTCAACCGCCCGCTCTCGCAGGTCGACCCGTCGGTGCGCGCCCTCTCAGCCATCGCGCAAGGCAAGGCGATGGCTGGTGGGGGCGTGGCCGGTGGTCGACAGGTCGTTGTTGAGAAGGGCGCTATCGTGGTCAGCACCGTCAGGTCGGACCCGTACCTCATCGCCGGGTCGGTCGTTGACCAACTCGTTGCGAACGTTCGGTAGGAGGCGGGATGTCGTTTCCCGGATGGATGGTTTTCGCGGGCACGGAGATCATCAACGTCGCACGCACTGTCACGTACTCCGCCAACTTGATGCCAACCTTGTCCATCGGTGACTGCTACGGCTGTGACGACCTCAATGTGGCACTGGATGACCCGCCCTACACGGACCCCGTGACCGATGCTGCGCCATGGTACGACCCCGACCAGCCCGAGACTGCTGAGTTCCTCGGTCTCTACCCGGTCTCGGTGCGAGGACTCGATGGCGCGACGACTTCAGCCACCGTGGGGGAGAGCACCGGCGATGGTGGCTTCGTCTCCTCTCCCCGCAGGATGACACGAGAGATCACTGTGGACGCCCTGCTGGTCGGCACGTCGCAGGCTGGTTCGGTTGCCGGGATGTCATGGCTGAAGTCGGTACTGCGTGGCAACGAGTGTGGCACCTGCGAGGGCGACTCGATCTGTTTCTTCGCCCACTGCCCCACCCTCGATGGCGCAACCACCGACACCGCCGTCGACGCTGCCGTCCTGCCGGTGCTGCGCCACCTGCGAAACGTCACAGCCGTCGAAGGGCCGATCCCCACACAGGAGCGGAACCTGTCCTGTGGGGGCTACTTCATCCGCGTCGAGTTCACCTTCGTCGCCGCTACCCCACACGTCTACACGGAGCCGGTCACCGTTGCGACTCAGAGCGGCACCTCGTTGCTGGTCCACCAGAGCGGGGCGAGCATCTTCCCCATCACCCCTATCGGAGTTCCGGCACCGAAGGCGAAACCCAAGCCGCTGGTCGACCCGGACTGTCCCGTCATCCCGCCCGTCCCTCTGCCGCCAGCGCTGCCGTCTGCCTGCGGCACGCAGCCCAGCGCCTTCTACTCCTACGCGATCTACATTCCTGAGACTTCGGTGCAGTCGTGGCGTGAGGGCGTTGTCCAACTGGAGATGACAACGGGCCCCAAGCCGACCCGGTTCGCACGGGTCAGGATGCTGCCCCGTCCCCTTCCGGGCCAGACGCCGCTGGACCTTAACCCGGACAGCGCGTGTGGGTCCTTCATGGTCAACTACATCCCAGCCAACACCACGGTGAGACTGGACGGGATGACGGAGCGGGTGACCTTCACCGTCGGCAACGCCGATCCCGTCAGTGGCGAGCACCTTGTATCAGGCGTTGGAACTGAGATGTTCCAGTGGCCGTTGCTGACGTGCGGCATCGGCTACTACGTCATCATCGACACCGACACCGCCGCTCGGTTTGCACGTGTGTCACTGGCGACAGCGAACCGGGAGTAGTCGTGCTCGGCAATGGAGAGAACATCGCTTTCATCTTCGACCGTGGCGGTAGGAACAAGATCGCGCAGATCACTCCCACTGAGTCGGTCAAGTGGGACCGCCGACGAGACGACATCTCCGAGGCTACGGTCAAGGTCATCAACCCCAGCGGTGACTGCTGCACGACCCTGAACAGCATCGCGGTCGGTCGGCACGAACTTGTGATCTATCGCAATGGCGACCGGGTGTGGGAGGGGCCGATCACGCGCACCACACACACCTCCACCGGTGTCGAGATCGTGGCCCACGACATCTGCCACTACCTGTCTCGCACGATCATGCACAGCGCCTACGACAACCGATACGCCAAGAACGGATCGAAGGTCGGACTCGTCACCACCCGCATGACGAATATCCTGCTGCGGGAGTTGGCACGTAAGGAGGCCCTGAGCCCGCCTGTGAACATCCTTCCGTACCTGACTGTCCTCGACAGCAGCAAGGGTGCCAAGACGTCGCGCTACACGCACGCTTACCAGCGCACCGTGTGGGAGGAGATGGACTCCCTCGCATGGCGAGCAGGCATGGACTACACGACGGTGGGGCGCAGGCTCATCCTCAACGACGTGCATCACCCCATCGGCTACACGCCGCTGCTGAGCCAAGCGCACTTCGTCGACGAACTGATCGTGACGACGTATGGAATGGAACTCGCGACTCGCACTGCGGTCACCGACGGAGAAGGCCACTGGGCAGCGACCGGGGGCAACGACCCCTTCTACGGCGAGGTCGAGTTGCTGGCGAACCTGTATGACGTGAGTGTCCGGCCTACGGACCCGACGAAGCCCACTGCGGAGGAGTTGAAGGCGATGGCTTCTTCCATGCTGTCGCAGGCTCAGCGCAACCGGGCAGGTCGCTACCCGGTGCCGGTCGTGGTGCGCATCCCCGACAACTCTGCGCTCGACCCCAGCGCCCCTCTCACCATCGACCAGTTGGTCGCCGGTGTGCGCGTCCCCCTACGAGTTGAGTTGCCTTGCGTCGAGATTCAGCAGGAGCAGAAACTGGACCGACTGACCGTGACGCAGGACTCAAAAGGGGAGACGATCACCGTGGTCCTTTCACCCTCGCCGGGCAGTGTGGCATGGGACGACGAGATGGAGACCAGCGGGGACGACATCGGAGAGGTGGAGAGCGAGATCACTCCCACTGGGGGTACCAGCCAGCCCGTCACACCAAGCAACGTGACGCTCATCGTCGTCGCCCCGCACCCCGATGACGAGACTCTGTACCTGTCCGGCTACATCTCCTATGCGAAGGCGATGGGGATGAAGTGCACGCTCATCGCCGTCACCGATGGTGGTGCCTCGGGGGCCAAGCCTGCGGGCTGGTCGAAGGCGTACTTGGAGCAGGTGCGTCGAAGTGAGCAGAAGGCCGCATGGTCTGCGTTGACCAAGGGCACCGGCACCATCACTCACCTCGGTCTAGAGGATGGAGCAGGCTCGGCGCTGACCACTCCAACCAAGAACGCGATCAACGCCGCGATCAGTGCGGCTGGCGGACCGTCGAAGTGTGAGGTCTACACCGTGGAGCCGCTCAACGACTCAACTGCCTCGGCTGACCACAAGGCTGTGTCGGCGGCAGTAGCCGCATGCACCGCCAAGGTGAAGCGGTACTCACTGGACCCTCGTGACGCAGGCACGGGAACCACCTACATGCCCGCTTCCACCGAGGATGCGCAGGAGGCATACAACGCCTACCGGGTATTCGGTTGGACCTCCGTAAGGTCCGCCTTCGACGCGCTGAAGGCGTCCGGTTACAGGTCCCGAATCAGATCGTCCTGAGCCCCGCGTCCATGCGCGCTCAGCCGCTGACGACTACCATGCGCGATATAGGAGATGAGGTCTGATGGCTGGAGGCTGGCTGCCCCGTACGGGCGAGGAGTGGTTCCGTTGGATGGAGACGCGGCTGCGCGAGCAGGAGCGTGACTCCGGCACACGCTCCCCGTCCTACCTCGGCGAGAACACGGCCCTTGAAGTGGTCGACGCATCGCAGTGGCAGGGTCAGTTCAACGGCCAACCGTCCGACAACGAAGACGCCTACCTCTACTCCCCTGACGACAATCCTGAAGCCCCGAACTACGGTGACGCGCTACCCGATGGTTCGGAGTCGAGCGTCTACACGGGCGAGCCCTATGAGTACGACATCGTCGGACCGCTGCCCCCATCCAAGCCGATCACGAAGACCCGGCTCGGCACGCACGAGGTCTTCTGGGATGGTCTCGCGGATGGCGCTCAGCCGATGGACCTCGACTTCTCGTACATCGAGGTGCATCGCTCTCAGAACCTCCAGCCGATTGCGGGCGATGACCTCGACCCGCTGCCCGACCCCGCGAGTGCGTTCGACTTCTCCCTCACCGACGAGACCTTCTATGACCGCATCTACGCTCGCGGCTCAGTCATCGTCACCGGCACGGAGTACGGCTCGATCTGGTACTACAGGTTCATCGCCTATGACGACTCGGGCAACCCCTCCGATCCCTCGCCGGTGTCCGACCCCGTTGTCACCTACCCGCTGGTAGACACCGACATCATCGACAAGTCGCTGTCCGGCGCGAAGTTCATGGACGGCACCATCGACACCGCTGCGCTGGCGGATGGGTCGGTGTCAGCCCAGAAGATCGCTCAGGACGCCATCGACCAGATCGTCAGCGAGTTCGACATCGTGGATGCAGGCGGAGTCCGCACCACCTTCTCGCCCACTGCGCCCGTCGACCCCGAGGTCAACCGGGTCTGGTACGACACGGACAACGAGAACAAGGGGTGGCGTTGGGACGGCACGCAGTGGCAGCCGCTGTCTGCTGCCGCGAGTGTCGGCTCATCCGGCACGACGAACTACTACTCACCGGACGAGCCTCCGGGGACCGACCATGTAGTCGGGTCCACGTGGTTCGACACAGACAACGGCTACAAGCCGAACCGCTGGGACGGCTCTGGGTGGGTGCCGTACGTCCTCGGAGTCGAGGCCATTGACCCCGTCGTCATCGAGGGCATCGACGACGCACTGGTCGGCGTGTCCACGGAGTACGCCGTCAACTCATCTGAGGCAGTCCCCCCGGCAACCGGCTGGGCCACCACCACTCCAGCCCGCACGCCCGGCTCGTTCATCTGGTACCGAACCACTGTCACGCGAGGCGACGGGACCACCTCCACGACCTCGCCTGCGCTGCTGACCGGCAACACTGGAGCGGCAGGCGCGCCCGGATCGCCGGGAACCCCGGCTGCCGTGGTCAACCTGATCGCCACGACGCAGGTGCTCACCGCCCCGTCCACTGGGGGCGCGACCACCCCCGCCACATCGGTGGTGACAGGCACTGCCACCAACACCACGATCAGCGCATGGACCTACAGCGTCGACGGGGCTGCATTCTCGGCCACCGTGCCCACGGGTGTGAGCCGCACCGGGAACGTCGTCACCATCACCGGTGTGACCATGACTGCGCGCACGATCACGGTGCGGATGGCGGACGCCAACGGGGTCTCCGACACCCTGACCGTGGCGAAGGTCTCTGATGGTGCTGCTGGAGGATCAGGCACGCCGGGCGCTCCGGGCGCTGACGGCTACACCGTCCTGCTGACCAACGAGGCGCACACCTTCGCAGGGTCCACGACTGCTGCGCTCGCGGGGTCGACCACCTCATCGGTCATCGCCTACAAGGGCGCGACACAGCAGAGCGCCACCATCGGCACGATCACCGGACAGGTCACCGGGTTGACGACAGCCATCACGAGCAACGGGACCACCGCGCCCGTCGTGACGGTGACGGTGACGACAGCACTGACGCAACAGAGCGGCGCGCTGACCATCCCCGTGACCGTGGACGGCAAGGTCTTCACCAAGACTCTCGCGTGGACCGTTGCGCGCACCGGCTCACAGGGTATCCCCGGCAATCCCGGCACTGACGGGGTGACGCTCTACACATGGCTGAAGTACGCGGACACCCCCACCACCGGGATGTCGGACGACCCGACCGGCAAGACCTACATGGGTCTGGCCTACAACAAGACGTCCCCCACTGAGTCAGTGGTCTACAGCGACTACTCATGGTCGCTGATCAAGGGTGCCGACGGGGTTCCCGGAAGCCCCGGCACCGATGGGACGACCACCTACACGTGGGTGAAGTACGGCACGAGCGCGACCGGCGCGGGCCTGAACGACTCCCCAGTCGGGATGACCTACATCGGTCTCGCCTTCAACAAGACCACGGCGACCGAGTCCACCCTCGCCAGCGACTACCAGTGGTCGCTGATCCAAGGTCCGCAGGGCAACCCCGGAAACCCCGGTGCCCCCGCTGCGACGGTGAGCCTGACGGCAACCACACAGGTGCTCGTCACTCCGGCTGCCGGAGGGGCCACCAACCCAGCCACGTCCACGGTCACGGGCACCGCCCTCAACACCACGATCACGGCGTGGACCTACAGTGTGGACGGCGCAGCCTTCTCGGCCACGGTCCCTGCCGGAGTCAGCCGCACCGGCAACGTCGTCACGATCACCGGCTCGACGATGACCGCCAAGACGATCACCGTCAAGATGGCCGACGCCGCAGGGGTGGCCGATACGCTCACGGTTGCGAAGGTGGCCGACGGTGCAGCCGGTGGCTCGGGTACTCCGGGAGTGCCCGGTGCAGACGGCTACACGGTGCTACTCACGAACGAGGCCCACGTCTTTGCTGGTTCGGCCACGACAGCCCTTGCCGGGTCGACCACCTCCACCGTCATCGCCTACAAAGGCACCGTGCAGCAGAGCGCCACGGTCGGGACCATCACCGGGCAGGTCACCGGCCTGACGACCGCGATCACCAGCAACGGCACCACCGCTCCGGTCATCACCATCACCGTGACCACCGCGCTGGTCGCCCCCAACGGCGTTCTCAGCGTCCCGATCACCGTCGATGGGAAGGTGTTCACCAAGACCATCGCGTGGTCGGTCTCCTACAAGGGCGTTCAGGGCGATCCGGGATCGGCTGGGGTGAGCATCTCCTCTGTCACGCCGTACTACCAGCAGACCCCTGTTGCTGCCGCCGCTCCGGCCCTCCCGACGACGAACCCCCCGCCTGCCCCATGGGTGAGCACGGAGCCCGCGTACGTCGCCGACACAGCCCTGTGGCGCACCGAGCGCATCGTCTACAGCAACGGCACGTTCGCCTACACCGCCGTCACGAAGGTGTCCTCCTACGCTGCCGCTGCTGCCGTCGCAGCGCTCAGCGTCCCACGCATCATCACCGTGGGTTCGAGCAAGACCTTCTTCCCCGGATTCATCTTCACCACCAACACCCCGAACCTGAGCGGCAGCATCGTCATCGACACTCCGATCACGATGACCAACTACATGACTCGCATCCACATGGAGGGGTACAACTACGTCCCGGGCGCGACCGAGATCGACGTCACAGTGGGCTTTTACTCCTACACCACCCCTTCCTTCCTGTCGACCTCGCAGACCAACAACGGCTCCGCGCCAGTGACGGTGCGGCTTGCACGGAAGGTCGCCACTGGCACGGTGTCGCTGATCCTCGACATCGCTGGCGGTGTGTGGCAGTACCCCAAGGTTGTCATCGACCGGGTCGACGTTGGCTACGTCCTTCCCCCAGACTCCTTCCTCAACGGCTGGAGTGGTGCGGTCATCGCCGACACCACCGGCTATGACACCATCTTCACCCCGGCACGTAGGGACCTCGACGAGACGAACACCCTCACCCAGTCATGGCGCACCACCGGACAGGTCACCATCGACGGCGGCAAGGTCACGGCAGACTCCATCACGGCGTTGCAGATCGCAGCCAACGCCATCACGGCCAGCGAGATTCTCGCTGGGGCTGTCACCACGGTGAAGTTGGATGCGCTCGCCGTGACCGCCGACAAGATCGCCGCCAACGCGATTATCGCTGGCAAGATCGCCGCCGACGCAGTGACCACCAACACTCTTGCGGCGAACGCAGTGACGGCAGCCAAGATCGCAGCCGACACCATCACCGCGAACGAGATCGCCACCAACGCGATCACCGCGAACGAACTGGCGGCGAACTCTGTCGTCGCCGGGGACATCACTGCGGGTGCTGTGGTGGCTGGGAACATCGCAGCGAACGCAGTCACGGCAGGGACCATCGCTGCTGACGCAGTGACTGCCGGGACCATCGCCGCTGGGGCAGTCACTGCTGGGAGGATCGCCGCTGACGCGGTGACGGCCACCACCATCGCTGCTGGCGCGGTGGGGGCCGACGAACTCGCGGCGAACTCCGTGGTAGCCGGAAAGATCGCAGCCAACGCGGTGACAGCGGGGACCATCGCGGCCCTGTCCGTCGAGGCCGGGAAGATCGCGTCCAATGCCGTGACCGCCGACAACATCGCTGCCGGTGCTGTTGTCGCTGCGAAAATCTCTACTGACGCCCTCGACGGCAAGACCATCACTGGCGCCTACGTCCAGACTGAGGCCACTGCTGCACGAGGAATCAAGTTCAACACCGCTGGTCTGACTGCGTACTCCTCCACTGGTTCCGTGACGTTCTCTGTGGATGCCAGCACGGGGAACGTCGTTGCCGTGGGCACGTTCGCAACAGCCACCTCCGGTGGCCGAATCGTGGTCCGACCGGACGGGGATGTCCTCGGGGTGTCGAAGCACTCCATCGAGTTCTACCAAGCGGAGGCCGACCAGTTCTCCTTCCCAGCCACGGTCAGTTCCTCGGGGAGACAGGACGTTAACAACAGGTGGTCTTCCTCGATCCGGCTCCAGAGCGGCAGGGCAACCTCTCTCGATTCGCCCTACTCGACACTCGACCTCAGTGCACTGGAAGCCCGCCTCCAAGCCGACAGGGAAGTCGGCAGTGAGGCGTACCCCGGCTACATCACCATCAGTGCCGTCGACGGGCGAATCAAGATCACCCCCGGTGCGGCGGTAGAGGGTTCGGGAAGCATTGAACTCAACGGCACCCTCGTCCACACTTCGGGGAGGCTGCGGGCCGCAGTAGGCGGAACGTTCACCGTCGGGTCGGTGGCCGTGAACGGTTCAGCCTCAGGCTCAGTGACTTTCCCCGTCAACTCCTTCACCTCCCCGCCTGCGGTGACGGTCACCCCCGGAAGTGGCCGCATCAACATGGCTATCAGTAGCGTGTCGGTGACCGGCTTCAACTGGAACTGCAACAACTGGTCCCCCGCCAGCGCCTCATCCAGCACGGCGTACTATACCGCAGTCGCGATGTAGCACGGCTCAGAGAAAAGGTCGTCATGCCACGCACCACCATCATCTACGCTCCACACCCCGACGACGAGTTCCTCTACTTGGGCTCGTACGTCACACACCGTGCCAAGGCGGGTGACAACCTCATCCTTGTCGCCGCTACCGATGGGCAATCCTCGGGAGAGCGACCGGAGGGCTGGCGCATCGAGGACCTCGCAGCCATCCGCATCGCTGAACAGACCGCTGCATGGCACTGGCTGAGCGCTGGACGTGGCACCATCTCCCGCGTCGGGTCGGTGGACAGCAAGGACCCGAACCTCGCCGCGAAGATCACTGCGCGGGCAAACTTCTACGAGTCGCAGTACGGCCCGGACGTGGAGCACTACGCGGCCTGCAACAACGGCCAGTCGCAGGGTGTCGACCACGACGCAGTCGCGCTGGGTCTGCGGGCCGCTGATGTGCGTGTTGCCCGGTTCTCCAACCGCTTCTCAGGCAACGGCATGAAGTACATGCCCGTCGACGTCACCGCTGTCGAAAAGGCCGACAGTGCCTACAGCGCGTTTGGACACCGCTCCGTGGCCTCCTACTTCGCCGACCTGCGCGCCTCGGGGTATCTGAACCGCGTCGTCTCCTGACGGCGCTGATACTGTGTTTGGGAGTAGGACGACCACCCCCACCGGAGGGGCGGAGCCACAGGCCGTGAGAACCGGCAGGAAGTAGGACAACATGGCGCGGTGCGGATGCAGCGGGGCCTCTTGCTCGTGTGTGGTCACCGGCTCGGGATCGGTCAGCGTCACCGGCTCAGGCTCAGTCACCAACCCTTTCGTCGTCAACGGTGGCGGGTCCCTCATCGTGTCCGACTCGGCCACGGTCGACCTCACGCTCGAAGGGGTGGGCTCGGCATCCAGCCCCTACAGCCTGAAGGCTGATGCGCTGGTCAGTCTCGACGAACTCACGGATGTCGAATCCGCTTCCGCCGCCACCGGTCAGGTGCTCGCGAAGCAGCCCGACGGGCAGTGGCGTCCAGTGCCACCGTCGACCGCCTCGCCCGGTTCCATCGTCGTCGGCAACGGCCTCGAAGGTCAGGGCACGTCCGGCTCACCCCTGTCCGTGAAGTTGCCGGTGGGTTCGGGACTGATCGAGGACTCCACCGGGGTTCGAGTCGAGGGTGCCGAATGGTCCACGTGGACACCGACGCTCGCCACGGATGGCAGTGGCGCAGCCCCCGCCATTGGGAACTCACAGGTGATAGCGCGCTACACCCGCTTCGGAAACACCGTCACCTTCCGCACGCAACTGATCGCAGGGAGCACTTTCAAGCGCGGCGTAGGCCCACTCATGGTCACACTGCCTTACCCTGCGAGGGCAGATGACACCTTCTTGTGGCAGCCCATCAACTTCGTCATGGGGATCGTAGGCGTAGGCACTGTTACTGGTGGTGCGGTCGTCAAGGACCAGTACATCCTGCGCTCCTACACCCCATCCAGCAGGCTGGGAGTGGACAGTTACTTCTCTCACAACAGCCCATCTCGGTTCAGCACCGGTTCATGGCTGCTGTGGGGTGGGACCTACGAAGCCGAACCGCTATAGCACCAGAGAGGCAATCATGGCGCAGAAGAAGGCAACGACAATGAAGCAACAGCCGACTCCCGTCGAGGAGATCGACCTCGACCTCATCAACCCAGCCGATGTTGAGCCGGACCCCATCATTGAGGACCCTAACTACGACAAGACGCTGGAAAAGATCGACCCAGAGACGCAGGGTGAGGCCGAGATGGTCCCCGACCCCGGCCCGGACGCGAAAGAGGAGTGACATGGCAGTCTCCCTGAGCGGCCCACACATCCAAGCCCGTGGCTACACGAAGGGGCGGAACTTCCGCGAGCGTCCCGCCGTCAACCTCGGCGTGATCCATTCCGCCGAGGGGCCTACCGACGAGATCGCGCTGGGCAACTACTTCAAGAGCACTACGGCTGGTTCGTCCAACGCTGGGATCGGGCAAGACGGCGGCTACGCCTCCTACGTCGGTTACGGCGACACCCCATGGACCAACCCTCCGCTCAACCAAGAGTCGGACACGCTGGAGACTTGCGCCTTCGCGAAGTGGTCCCGAGAGCAGTGGCTGGCGCACCCGAAGATGATCGAGTCCATCGCCAAGTGGATCGCATGGCGGTCGGCAGTGCGGCGCATCCCCATCGTGTGGCTGTCCGCTTCGGAGGTGAAGGCTGGCAAGCCGGGCTTCACCGATCACCGCACCGTGAACGCAGTACACAACAACGGGGTGGGCCACTGGGACGTGGGGTACCACTTCCCCACGGACGTGGTCATCGCCCGTGCGCGGCAGTTGGCTGGGGTCGGTGGAGCGGTTGCTCCCTCGGCGTCCTACTACGTGGTCAAGTCCGGGGACACGCTCGCGAAGATCGCCACGAAGAACAAGACCACCGTCGAGGCACTGGCCAAGGCCAACGGCATCAGCAACCCGAACCTGATTAAGGTTGGGCAGCGCATCAAGGTCGTGGTGGCAGCGGCGAAGCCAAAGACCGGCGTGGTCGGCAAGTTCCCCCTGCCGTACCCCCACAACTTCTACTCGTACACCACGAAGTCCACTCTGCACTCTGGGTACTGGGCGGCGGACCGGCCCTACATCAAGATGATCCAAGAGGAACTGGGGCTGAAGCAGGACGGCTCGTACGGTCCCAAGACCCGCGAGGCCGTCAAGGCGTATCAGCGTAAGCATGGGATGAGGGTGGACGGCATGGTTGGGCCAACTACTTGGTCACGCATGGCAGCCTCGTAACACTGTGTTACACACAAAAGCCCCCTTCCCACCGTGAGGTAGGAAGGGGGCTTTTGTGTTGCTTGCAGAACAACAGGAGACTGCGAGTCTACCCGAAGAACCTCACGGGCTTGCAGTCCTCGCATCGGAAATCGTGCCGGTTGACTCCCTGCGCCCGTTCCTTGTTGGCCTGCCGCTCGGGGAGCACCGTTTCAACGCCGCACCGGATGCACGTCCGATTACGGTAGGTGGAGTCGAAACTGTTGACATGGACGCCAACCCTTGTCGCTGTCACGCTCATCGTTCACCTTCCGTTCCTGTGTGATCGCTCACCCACTGCTCGTAGATGAGGGCCAGCGAGTCGAGACCGGCGTCATGAGCCAGCATCTCGGCGCTGATGCCTTTCTGGACCTGCTCGTGCATGAACCTCATGAGTGCTTCACCCTCGTCGCTGGTGAAGTCCCAGACCAGCGGCACCTCAGCGAGACGCTCGCGAATCTCGTTCTGGTCACCCCTCAACCGGGTGCCGATCACACTCAGGTGGCGTGGCCTCTCCTCCTCCGTCATCGCGGGACCACCTCTGCGATGACGCTGACCTTGATGTCTCCGTCAGTGAGTGCGGTCAGGCTAGCGGCAAGGCGTACCGCACAGGGACCGCAGTACCGCACAGCCTTCTTGGGAGCGTCCTCCTCGAACTGGTAGATGGTGGTGATCAGCCCGCTCCTGCTCTTGGGTGTCGTCGTCATGATGGCCGTGACTGCCTCGGCGCTACACCCTGTGGTCCCGCACTCCTGTGGTTCGTTCATATCTTCCTCTCTCCCTGTTTGACCTGAATCGCGTGCCGCGAGCACAGGTGCCACTTGCGGTCACCCTTGGTGGCCACCTTGGTGGCGTGCGAGAGGCCGAACTCTCGCACGCCGTTGTAGATGTTGAGGATGCAGATGTCGCAGGACATCCTCCTACCGGTGAACTTCGTCCAGCGCACGACGTTGGGGTCGGCATCCTTCCTCTTGGGTCGATACGCCTTCGGCACCGGAAACATCTCCTCCTGCGTCCACTCATCCACCTTCGGTCACCCTCACCGGCACTCAGGGCACAGGATGATCTGCTTCATGCGCCCGCCGCCTTCCATTCGGCGAGACAGCACTTCTCTCTGGTGCCGTCCTTGATGGTGCCGTCAATGCAGAGGTGCTCGACCAGTGTGAGTAGTGCTGCTGGCGGACCCTCGACATCCTCCACTCTGCGTGGCCGGTCGTCAGCCATTACTGGTGCTGAGGTCGAAGTTCGGCACGATGGTCTCGGGCCGGAAGATCACGCGAGGCCGGAACAGGTCGACCTTTTTGCCACCGATCTGAGTCGAGACGAACGTGACGTTGTCGCTGAGGCCCAGCGTGGTGCGCTCGACCTCGCCGGAAGCCCGGTCCACGAGACAGATCGCCTCGAAGGTCTGCGTGCCGTTCTCGGCCTTGCTTGTTTCGTACGAGCAGAAGCCCTCGACGCTGAACAGGACCTTGTCGGTGATGCCGTTGATGCCGACGATGCGACGTGGCACCTCGAAGTTCTCGGCTGCGGTGGTGAGGTTGTCGTTGGCCTTGTCAGCGGCGCTGGAGCATCCAACGAGAGTGAGGCAGGCGGCAGCGGCAACAGCAACGGCCTTGGTGGCTCGGTTCATGACTTGCCCTTCTTGATCGGTGTGACGTTGAGCCGCTTGTACTCGCGGCGGGTGGTGGCAGGGATGTCCGACTCGGGCACCGTGGTCCACCGGATGAGGTGCTCGCCGGTGGACCCGACGAGACCTTCGAGCACGGACTTGGCAGACGCCTCGTCCTTCTTCGCGGCCTTCTGCACGGCCTTGGCCTCCAGCAGCACCTCGACCGCCTTCTTGACGATGGGGTCGTCGATCAGACCAGAGACGTCGGTGTCACCACCACGGCAGGCAGTGACTCGGGGGCAGCACATCTCGCACCAGTTGCGAGGCATGTCCTTGCTGGCCTCCTCCTTGTTCTCGACGGCGTAGATCACGTCGTCGAGCCAGTCGATGGCCTGCTGGAGGACCGCTTCGTCGTACGCCCACGAGAAGGTGTACGGCTCCGGCTCTGCTCCGCTGCGGTCGATGAACACCAGCGACAGCAGCAGCCCTTCACGCCGGACCTTGCCCATGTCGATGAGGGCCTTGGCGTAGAGGGTGACTTGGAACAACTGCTGAAGGTCAGGCCCGGTGCGCTTGACCACACCGAGCCCGTCCTTCGTCTTGAAGTCCCACACCTCGTCCGACTCGTCACTGTCGTAGTCGGTATTGTTGATGAAGACGTCCACGTGGCCGGGGAGGGAGAGGCTGAACCCTCGCACCGTCAACTCGACGATGACCGGGAACTGCGTCTGCGCTCCGGGGATGTGCTTCGCTGCTGCGATCTCCGCAAGCGCACCGACTGCGGTGCCGGTGAAGGCAGCGGCGAAGTTCTCCTGTTCATCCGACCACGGCTCACCAACGATGGTGCGCCGGACGTACTCCCGGCACGTCCCGATGTCCGAGACACCGATCTTGTTCTCCTGCGCATAGATGCTGCGCTCGGACTGGCTCATCGACAGGTCGATGGCCTTGCGCACCCGCTCCGAGACCTTGATCCCAGCCAGCGAGTCGAAGTCGTGCACCATCTCAACCACGGCTACGCCCTCCCTCTCGATATGTGTCCGCAGCCCTCGCATGTTGCGTGGGGCCAGAAGTTTCCAACGGCCTTCATCTGCGCTCCGGCCACGCTGTACGTTCCGAGTGCCTGCGCCTCGAAGACCATGTGCAGGTAGATCGGTCCGCCGCCGCAGTGAGTGCAGTCGATGCCGACGAACGGTGCGTAGTTCCTCTCGTCCTCCTTGTGCCCAACGTCAGTCATTGGGGTTCCTCTCTCTGTTGCTCGGCTCGCTATCGCGGTGACGGCAGTAGCCCTTGCCAGTGCCGAGGCAGACCGGACACCTGTCGGTGTGCTGCCGCCCGGTCTCCAGTACGAACGTGCGGAAGCCTTCGCCCCAGCAGTGCTCGCATACGCAGTGGTCGCGTCGCCCGTTGTGGATCGACCGACCGTTCTCGTCGTCGGCGCGTAACACGGCGTTACCGTCAGGCGTTGCCGGTGGAGCGGTTCAGCGCCTGCTGCGTCGACGCATCCGGCGTGGGTGGGTTCTCGATCTGCTTCTGGACGTACTCCGAGAGCAGGTCCTTCTGCACCGGGTCGAACAGCCAGCGCACCACTGGGTCGGTGCTGCCGTCCCGGTAGAGAGACAGCCCGAACTGGTCACCGAGGTAGATCGCGCACCGCTTCAGCGCGTCCGAGGACGCGGTCTTGATGGCGTTGTCGCACACGTCTCCGATGTCCCATCCCGAGTTCGCTCCGATGGCGGTCTCTGTGTAGACGGCGTCCTGCCCCTGCGGGCCGATGCCGAAGACCGTGAGTTCCACCGTCGACTGGGCGATGACTTGCGGCGTCTTGGCCTTGCCTTGGTTGTCGACGTGCCCGAGCGTGCCGGAGGCGTGCTCACGGATGCTGACGATCTTGCTCTCGGTGACCCGTGCACTGAAGCCGCCGAAGCCGAACAGCCGGATGAGGGTGGCCTTGATGTCGTACGCCTCGACGTACGAGAGTTGCTTCCCGCCCTGTGAGCGGGTGGCGATGCGGGGCCTGTCGATGCCGCGCATCAGCAGCCCGACCTGCTCGCTGTTGAGACGGGTCTGCGTGGGTCCGCCGATCAACTCTGCGGACAGCGGCTCGTCGTATGACTGGGTCATGGTGTTCCTCTCTCAGTGATTCAGCAGGACCCTCCGACAGGTCCTGCTGATGGGTTCCATTCTACCGGAATCGGACGGCTTGGGCATGGGCTCAGGCGGGTTTGCGCTCGCCCTCACAGTCCTGCATGGCGAGACCGTAGACGGTGCTGACCGGCACGTTGGACGGGTTGTCCACCCACCTGCTGACGATCAGCCCGAGAGCCATCGCCTCGATGGGGTTCGAGTGGACCCACTTGTGGTCTACGTGGCACAGCGTCACCCCGTTACAGGGGCAGTGCCGGTGATCGCCACGTACGGAGCGGGAGCGGCGGTGGTGCCACTCCCGACCGGGAAGCCCGCACCGGACACAGGTGCCACGGTCGCGCTTCCTGACGATCTCCCGCGACTTCGTGGGGATGCTGCGGTTCGGGTCAGCCACCGGCTGGCCCTTCCCTCAGCACCACGTCATGGCCGCAGGACAGTGTCTCGACCCAGACTCGACGAGCCTGCTCCTCGAAGCCGACCTGTTCCTCTCGGTCATCGACGATGGTCGATGAGTCGTCGCATTCCTCGCACCACTCCAGCCGTAACACTGTGTTACGCCCCTTTCCGAAAACGCGATCTGCGGGGCTTTCGGGTCCGCGCTGGGCCAAGGACCCGCACTAGGACTGCGAGGGCGGGAGCGCCCCGGCGTGCCCTGCCATCCGGGCTGATCATCGCCGACCTCCGAAGTTCCCGGAGACAACGTTGCTGCCACCCTCCGGTGGAGCCTCCTCCCATGGGAACTCCATGGTGTTGGGGGTGCCCCATCGGATGCGCTCAGGCCACGCCCTGCTACGCACCCGAGGACGCCGGAACGGGTAGAGGTCGTAGATGCCCTCCTCGTCGGTGGGCGTCATGCCGTAGCCGAGGTCCGGCCACTTCATGAACAGGCTCGACCCGTACGGGCGCATCTGCCTGACCTTGTCGCCGGGTGAGCGGTGAGGTGCGTGGTGCTCGATGATGAACGCCGTCCCGCAGATCGCACGAGCGGTGTTGACGGTCCGCTTGAACCGGCGCACCACCTCGTCGTCCTTGACGTCACGGCCACACAGGTTCTGCACCGGACCCATCAGGCAGAGGTCCGGCTTCAGCCGGTTGATGCGCTCCAGCAGCCACGCCGCACCGTCAGGTGAGGTGAGGTCTGGTTCGGCTCTCCACTCGCTCATGATCTGGAGGTTCTGGTTCGGAATCTCCAGTTGGGTGTGGCGCACCGCCAACCCTACCAACCGCGACCAGTCCTCCTTCTGCTGGAACTCCGGGTTCTCCGCGTCGATGAACAGGACGTTGAGCGGGGCCATCCTCGCCCCGGTGAAGGGCACGATCCCAGCAGCGCACTGCACCGCGATCTGCCTCATCGCCAGCGACTTGCCGTGACCCTCCGGCCCGACCAGCACCATCACATTGGCCTGCGCCAACAGGCCGGGGATGATGACGCGGCCCTGCGGGAAGTCGGTCTCCAAGAAGTCTTGGATGCCCAACCCGCCGAGGTCGGTCTCGTCCGTCCATGACTGGTGCGTGGTGATGAACGACTCGTCGGTGCCGCCGTGCTGGCGGTGGTCCGAGTAGTCCTTGCAGTTGTGCAGCGGCGACTCGACGATCCGTGCCTCACACCCATGGTTGGAGACGAGGTCGTCGTACACCTCCATCGCGTGCTTGCGTCCCGGCTCGTCGGCGTCCGCGACGATGGTGACCCGAGCGCCTGTGAGGAACTGGCCGTAGTCGGTGTTCCACTTCCCGGCACCCATCGGTGCGCACGTTGCGACCTTGCCGTCAGCGCAGGCCCGGTCGGCGTCCTTCTCGCCCTCGACCACCCAGATGTCCTTGCCGTCATTGACGGCGGCGATCACCTGCGGCAGGCGGTAGAGCACCCGGCGCACACCTTGGAGGTTCCATGCATAGCCACTCTGGGCGCTGCTGTCGGGCTGGCGCTGGAAGAAGGTCTTGCCACCTTCGGGGAGGGTGACTCGCAGCGCCTCGAACAGCACGCGACCGTACTCGTCGACGTACTGGTAGACGTGAGAGGCGTTGCCTCGCGGCGTCCACACCTCACCCTCGACGCGGTTGGGGTCGAGTTCCCCACCGCACACGTCACCCCATGAGAGACCTGCCGCCGTGATGATGTCGCGTGACTCGCAGTTCGCGTGGCACTTGAACACCACCGGCTGTCCCTCGTTGCCGGGCCCGACGCTGAGCGAAGGGTTGTTGTCGTCGTGCGCCGGGCAGACGACCATCGACTCCTGACCAGCACGCGCCCAAGACACCGCTGTCGCTACGTCTGGCGCGATGCGGCTCATGCGAAGGCCCTCGGCTGGTTCTGCTCGATGAGCGCGGTGATGTGGGAGGGGAGTGTGGCGATGGGGTCTTGGTATGACCGGAACACCCTGTGCTTGCTGATCAACGCAGAGAGTGACCCGTTCTTGCGGACCATCGGCCCGCTGACCTTGACGTTGTAGAGCCTCCAGTCCTCACCGTCCTCCGCGAGGTAGGTAGCGACCACGGTATAGGGACGGAACTTGCCCTCTCCGTATGCCGCCTGCATCTCAGTGGTGCCGTCGTCAGCGACGACGAGGCTCACGGTTGCTCTACAGATGATGCTCATGACTCTCCTTCGGTGGTGGGCACGCCCCAGTTGGCGGGGGGCAGGCTCCGGTTGTCGCGTTCTTCCCGCTCTTGCGGGGTGATGCTGCTGTCGAGCACCTTCTGCGCTTCGGCGACGAGTCGCTGGGCGTAGGTCTGTCGGTCCTCGATGAAGAACTTCAGCCACAGGTCGGGCCGTGGCTGACGGTTCTGATCCTTGCACTTGATGAGGTACTCCGCGAGGTGGACCTGCGGGTCGTAGTGGATGTTGGTCGGTGACGCGACAGCGGAGTTCCACGCCGCCACCCATGAGTCACCGTTGGTCACCTTGAACCACGCGATGAGGTTGTCCTGCTCGGCCAGCGGGAAGGGGCGCGGTGCCATCAGGGGGATCGTTGGCTCCACCTTCATCGCGTCAGGCTTTGATCCACCGCTGCTGCTGGTGAGGTCACCCTCAAAGCCAGCCACCTCACCATCTACGAAAGGTGAGGCATCAGCATCAGGTGAGTCAATGAGAGGTTCTTTATTCTTACTACTAGAGGTGGCAGATTCGGCCACATCAGATGTGGCAGATTCGGCCACATGGTCATCGTCCGACTCACGCGGATCGTCAGTCGAGGTGGCAGATTCGGCCACCTCGACTGACACCTCCCCGTCAAGGTGCACTTCCCACACCTGTGTGGCGTCCATCCGGGACGACCTGCGGGACGACAGGTGGCCGTTCTCGCGGAGCCACTTCACATGGCTACGTAGCGTCCGGTCTGTGATCCCGGTGCGCTGCGTGAGTTCCTCGTAGGGCATCCGGGTTTCGCCCGTGACCCTGTTCCGGGCGAACCACAGAGCCTGAAGGATGATGGCCCGCAAGGGTGATCCGAGGTGCACTGCCAGCGACGGCAGGTAGGCGACGAACGGTTCGTCGATCAAGCGGGCGTCAGACTCTTGGGTCATGCGATCTTTCCTCTCAATGGAGGAACTTCGGGAGGTCCGTCAGCCGGACCTGCTACCATCGCACTGTCGCGCTTCGTGCGTTGGTAGCAGGTTGGTGATGGCTCTCCTTCTGCTCCATGGCCCCGGCCCCTTCTGATCGAGGGGCCGGGGTTTCTCTTTGGTCTCGCCACCCTACTCCTGTCAGGGGGTGTCGGGATGGTGTCCTACGATGATGCTGCGCTGCTGCCGGGGGTTGGTCCTCTCTCCCCTCGTGAGCCGCTTGGTTCCTCCGGGAACCCGTCAGCCCCGGTGTCCGAATCCACCGGGGCTGACCTGTAACACAGTGTTACGAGTCCTCGCTCAATCCCTTCTCGATCACGTCCTCTACGTCACACCAGCCGTGCTCGGTTCGGACCTCAACCGGTGTGTCCTCCGCCTTGATGTGCTCGTCAAGGACCCGCCAGAGACGGCGGATCGTAGACGAAAGGATGGTACTGGGCAAGGCGTCCAGCAGCAGGAACGGCTTGCTCGTGTAGCCGCACAGGTATCGCTGCTCCTGCCTTGCCTCCGGGTTCGATCCGATGCGGCGATGGGTGATCTCATCGGCAACCGTCGGGCCGATGTCACGTTGACATAGTGGGCATCTCATGACTCTCCTTCGATGGTGGGCATCTCATGACTCTCCTTCGATGGTGGGCTGGCCCGCCCCAA